CCGTAGGGGTTGAACGCGATGTAGTTGCCGGTGTCGTCGGCATAGGACCATCCCCGAAACAGCGTTGTCGTTCCGCTCACCCCGGAAATCCTGTCACGCACCATGTTCAAACCATCAAACACGTCGCCGCGCCCATTGAGCGTTGCCGCTGAGCCTTGCTGCCCAAGCACCCAGCCGACACCGGTTCCAACCAAATGACCCTGGGGGTTATAGGTGTCCTGATACGCAGGGTTAGGCTGACCAGTTCGGCAATACGTGCCGTTGTTGGTGATAATCGCCGATGCGTTGAGTCTGGAATCGTACAGCACATCGCAATTCGTCGCGGACGATCCGAAATGCGCAAACTCTGCGGTTTTGGTGGGGTCAGAGGTGTAGGCGTAGGTATCCGAGCAGAAACCGTTGACTGCATCTGCAAAATAGACAGCACGCACGTTGCCCGTGCCAACCGCCGATACCGACCCGCCGCGCGCGCCGATGACAGCGGGCGAAACAGTTGCCCCGGTGGTCTTGGCCACAACCACGCCGCGCAGGGTGAGCCCTTGGGCATCAGCCGGTTGCCACAGGGCCTTTACCGACTCCCAAGTCACGCCTTTCGGCTGCGCAAAAATCCCCGACTCGTCCAAATCGGATTGGATCAGGACTGAGGTTGGCTCATAGTTTACGGTCGCCGTGCCCTTGATATAGTCGGGCGAAAAATGCGAGTCGATGATACCAAGCTTGATATCACGGCCACCCGTTACCGTAATCCCAACGGGACGCCCGACTGAATTTTTGCCAAGATTGCGACCTACAGAACCCGCTCCCACAGTATCAGTGCAATGCTCAATCGTTGCAATGCCCCGACAGCCTTCTGCATACATATCACCCAAAAGCATACCGTCAACGGCACGGAATTTATAAGCAGCACCAACATGCTTAATACAGTGAAGTCCATCTGCAAAGATGTTGCGACTACGAAGACCTTTATTTGGATCTATTATATCACCAGCATCTCCTGTTATATAAATAGCGTGTGGAGGTGCGGAAGATTCCTGAGTCTGTTCGCCATCTCTAGAAACAAGACCATCGATAAAGAAATCATCCAACCAAGTCCCTAAAATTCCGAAATCATATTTTTCTTGAGTAATGCTCTGAAGAATTGTTTTCGATTGACGCTCGATCCAGATTACATAATATATGCCAGAGCCGTTTTGCGCAGAAGTCCAGTTATCACTAACGGTTACTGTGTTTGTTGTGCCATCATAATCAATGATTGTCTTATAATCGCTATCTGTTCCTCCAAGTATTCTGATGACAGAACCAATATAGAAACCATCAACTTTCTGATCTTGAGATTTCAGAGGGAATGTGTTAAGAGTCGCACCTGAAATGGTGACATTTTTTGTCCAAACTCGCGGACCGGCATTGTTGATTGTGCAGACCATTCCATATTGTTTGATATTCTTAAATGTGTTTCCATTACCTGCATTATATATCCCACAAGCCCTTGCACGAGATGTATCACCCCAAAAACGCGCAGAAAGTGCCGGTGATAGAACAGTTTTTGGTTGCAAATTTATCAGAGACACCCCATCAACAGAGCAATTGTTTGCAAAAAATTGAAAGATGCTAAAACCAAAAGTTAACTGCTCAATCGAGCCTGTTCCACTTACGCTTGTGTAATCAGTATCTGTGATCAACTCAGAAGAGATTCGAAAATAACTCCCCTCCGGGACAACGCCAACTCTGCCTTGAATTGCATAAATCCAGGCTTGCAGAGCAACGGTGTCATCGGATCCTCCGGTTGCACCAAAATGCCAAGGTGTGTATTCGTTAGCAGGTGACCAATTACCGCCATCCATAGTTGTTAGTGCAGTGCCTGCATTATCTCTTCGGAATTGAAGTATCTTATCACCAAGATTATAAGATAGGACTCTCTGCACAGAAGGAACATATGCAGATTGTGCAGCAGATCGCGACGAAAACGGAACGTTAGCGATCATGCGACTTGAGCTGGTTCCATCAATTGCTTCGCAGCGAATGTTGCGACCAGTTATGTTCAATGCTTGCCCGCTATCAGGCCCACCTTCTTTCGAATATCTAACAATACCAGCATTCCTGGTAACAATCTCTCCACTGCCTGCAAAGAGATTTCCACTATCAGATGGCATCATCAAAGTAAGCGTGCCGTTAATTACGACTCGTGTTCCTGCATCCGCCGAAATTCCCTCTACTACACCTCCGGTTGCAAATCTAGCATCGATCGTTACGCTGCCGTCAATAACAACTTCGGCGATGTCTATTGCCGTTGTCATTATCGGATTTACTGCATTTACCTCGATAAGACCTTGACCAGAAATTGCGTTTCCGGCATCAACAACGAAATTGTGATCACCAGAAATAACAATTTTAGAACCGTTAGACCAGATCACCCTCGGGTCGACAGAAGAATAAAGACCAACGCCAGAAAGAAACAGATAAGCTGTGTTTGCGACAACCGCTTGAGAGTCGACCTCGATGTCAGGGCTGTCTATCTGAAGGTTTGTAACATCACCAGGCAGTTTCCCTGCTGTAAAGTAATCATCATCTGGATCGCCACTACCATATTCTGTTAATGCGAGAAGACCATATTCGCTATTCCTAACGATCGGGGAAAGGAATTTGTGTCCTGTTCCTCTGGCCTGCATTGCAAAGCCACCAGTATCTTTCGTGTGCTGATTTGAAAAAACAAAATCTTTTGCATCGTGATGTGTATCAAATGGGGCAAATCCTGGATTTCCACCACCATATCCTCCAGAGATAAAGGTGTTTGGATTTCTGCCAACCGCAAGAAGCGTGTTCATATTTGTGGAGCTTGCAGTTGCCTTAGAGCTTGAAGTGGTTATACCGTGTCTGCTATTTTCAACATATGGATTTGTAACCATACCTCCAAAAGATCCAGAAAAAGCAATTCCGTATTGGATAATGTTAGTTGTTTTTGGATTGTTAATGACAGGATTGTAGCAACCAGAAATTGCTAGACCAGAATCATATGAGTTGTTGATGCTGATATTGTTAAAAATAGGATTGTCAAATCCCCTAACGAAAACAGCAGTTTTGTTCCAGGTTTTTCCGCTTGAATATGAAAGCTTCATATTGCTATCGCTAAAGCTAACACTTTCAGGGAGAACAATAAGGCGTGCATTCAATGCAGTTGTGTATGCTTGTACTCTTGATTCCTCTCCAGGTACGGAAACGGGATTTATGCCTATCGTGTCCGACAGTGGAGCCTGTAGAACGATATTTGTTTGTGTCGATCCAGGACCAGAAACGAACCATTCTGTCAATCGATATTGACTTGAACTAGATCCACTATCTCTGTTTGATGGATCAATAGCATCAGAGATTATTTTGATCTTGCGACCCTGTACAATATCAATTCCAGTTTCAGCCATTGGCAGATCAGTAGTGCCAACTGAGTAGTCATCAGAAAGATAATAAACACCAGAGATTCCGCTGTTAATATCCATTGCAATGACATCAGCATCGCAAACAATACTGGATCCTGCCCAATCAATATTGTATGTACCTGTATATTCGATTGTATTGGTGATTCTATATGTCGAACCGGGAGTTCCAACGAGTTTCTTTCCATTCGCATATATAAGAGCAGCTACAATTGCAGAGCTCTGATCGCCAGTTCCATTACCGACGACACCAAGTTCTTCGAGAAGGAGTTGATCAGTATATATGTTTGCTTGTGCGTTTGCAAAAGACACAATTTGGCCAATGCTAAGCTTTCCACTTGATCCTGCCTGTGCACCCTCCAGCAACGTGTCGGAAGACAATGAAATGATTTGCGGAAGATTTGGTATCTGATCATATGACATTCATTCAACCCTCGGAACTTCTGTGTTTTCGTAAGGCAATCCAGGATCATCATTTCCAGGAGCATTCGGATCTGTCCCAGGCTCATTATTAAGAGAGCCATCTGCTGCGCCTGTTTGCACAAGGACACGAGTATTGTAATTTTCAGTTATGCGTATATTTCCAGAAGGTATCGATAGACCAGTTATTGGATCGATAGTTACTGGTCCAGAAGTTATACGAACATTCGAGGAAGCAGAGACAAAATCTGGCATCCTCGGATTTGAAATCGGAATAGGATCTGCAGGGATAACAATCGTGCGAAGTTGATTTTGCGGTACATCTAAGCACTTCTGACAAACTAGGATCTTTTTGTTTATCAAACTTACGCCAGCATAATCCATTTGCCATGAAAGATCAGAATGGTTATATCCACAACCGCAACGGTCGCAGATTGCATATGCACCACCAGACAGCCTTGCTTTTCCGAATTTGCTTGCATATGCCATCAGTTTCTCCAATAAGGTGAGAGCATTGGAGTTATGTATGTGTTTGCTTGCTCGATATTGTTTTCGAGTGCAAGTTGAAGGCTCTCTTTTGCCTGCATATTCAGAGCTTGAGACAACTGAGGAGCCCAAATTCTAGAGAGGCGATATGCCAATCCATCAGCAAAAGCCTCCATCCACATATTTGGGATCTCAACCGTTTGACCATTCTGAAGGTTAGAGTCCTGTATCTGTCTCATTCTGTAATACTTAAGAGTGGTTGTAACTGAAGAATTCGGAACAGGCCACAGAGTCACAGTTGGAGAAAGTTGACGGTTAAACCAGAAAACTGTTGTAAATCCTTGCTGTTCTTTATTCGGATAAGATGCATATTCTGTCCGGCTAATTGGTGTGATTATCCGATCTTGTCCAGAGGAGACAACATATGCATCAAGCATGAAAACTGTGTTTGGATCTACAGCATAAGAAGATTGTCCAGTTACAAGTGGTACAGTAACCAGATCTACCGCCCAGAGATTTACACCATGAAGACTAAAACTAGAAAGCAACATATTGGTTGCCATTCTTGCAGACTGCATGTGTTCTTGCAAAACAGCAGTTGGTCGGATCCCAATTAAATTGTATGCATAAAGCACCAATTCACCAAGACTTGGATCGAAATTGTATGTTCCGCTAGTTGTCAAGGAACGAACTCCAATTTCTTCCATTCACCAGAAATGGAAACGACGACGTGAAGTGTTGCAGGATCAAACATAAGAATGCCATCTGTCGACGCACGAGAGTCACTATTCAAATATGGAAGCTGGACAACCTTATTTGATTGATTTGCAAGGGTTCTAAGAAATACTGTGACTGCAGAAGCCCACGATGAGAGCTGTTGATTCGTGGGATTACTAGAAAGAGGTGGAAATGGAATGATGGGTGTATTGCTTACCATGTCATCATTCCATCTCTATCTATCGCGGACCATTGCTTGACTGCAGGAAGGTTGCAGCAACTGTTCCGGTTCCTGCAGTCAAATTGATACGGGCAAACTTCGGGGCAAAGGCAAAACTTGTGATTTTCGTAGCAGTGGCACCTACGACCGCAGTATCACTAGAATCGACCCAAGTCATCGACCCTAGGGCGACAGGATTGAACGGATCGTTCGGATCATCCAGAGACGATTGAAGAGTATAAGTTACGGTGCCAGTTACAGCGCATTGGATTGCAACAGCCCCAGGAGCAAAATCATCGAACCTCATAAGAGGAGACTGACCAACCCCAGTTACGGATTTCGTTACTGCTTGCATTGGTTAATCTCCAGCGGTTTTTGATGCTGCAGAAAACAAAGGCATGCCATAAACGCCTTCGCCAGTGGATGTGTTGGAATTTTTAGCAGAATGCTTAGAGGTGTCCTCGCAGCAATTGCCGTATTTCCCGACATTGTCGATGCTTTTCGAGATACTGATCTTTGGCTTCTTGTTGCCTACGCGGACACCATCCATTATGCAGCCTCCTGGTCCTGAACGTAGTTCACAGTCAAGGTCCCAGTCCCGGTCCCGGTGTTGGTCGACAGAAACCAAATTCGTACATCTGTCGTGCCAACATTTCCCCAGACACCGATGCGAGTTGCACTTGCACCAGGAACGACACCCAAGATCGTCAGAGCAGCAGCAGTGTTTCCTGCAGCAACTGCGAGCTCAGTAGCAGTTACAGAAGTGCCAACGTTGAATGTTGCAGCAGCACCGCTCCAGATTGCATCGATGTAAAGGTGGATGCTTGTAATCCGGCTGTTGGCAGGGATTACGATATTTGTTGCAAGTGCAGCGGCAGAACCAGCTTGCGTGACAGGATAGCTCTGTGATAAGATCGGAGACCCGATATTCTTGACATCCTTGCCAAGGGTCGTGCCAGAAGTGCTGATAATGCTACCAGAACGGATCGGTCCGGTAAAAGTTGTCTTGCTCATAATTTTCTCCTGCAAGAGTTAACCCATTCCGTCTTTGCAGCGTCCGCTAGGCCGGTCGGAATGGGCAGATTTCCTAGGATTTGAGTGGCGCGAACGCCACTCTAGTTAACTCGGGAACGAGCCGTAGATGGAACGCCAGTTGTAGTAAGAGAACGAATAGCGTTCGTAACCTTTTGCCAGAAGGTTATCGGTGGTAAAGTCGATCTGCATGTCGGTCTCGAACGAAACACGAGACATATACGACAAACCGTCGATGTTGGTCAGCAGGAACCAGTTTCCGGTCGAGGTCAAGTAGTCGTTGACCATGTAGCCTTCCGGAAGACCACCAGCGGTCGATACGATGGCGTTGACATCGTTGTCTGCCGTGCCAGGGCGAAGTTCAGTCTTGGTCAGACGGATCGCCGTCGGTTCAAGCTGCGGAGGGACAACCAATTTACGACCGCGAGCGAAGATCTTTAGACCAGCTTGGTCTCGGAAATTCGTGCGAACAGAGATCATGCCATTCAGCAGGGTTGCTTCGTTCAGATCAACATCAGTTGCTGGACGGTTGGCGACAGTACCGCCGTCGATCGGGTGGCTTGTCGAACACAATGCAACGCCATCACCACCAACCGAGGCATTGTAGGTGGTAGCGGTGTTCAGAACGTTAGCAGCATAGATCTCTTTCGTTTGGGCGAAAGACTCCATGAGGCCAAGGTTCGAAGGTGCGAACTGAGTTTTGTAGAGGTTATCGTCGATCGCCTTGCGGGTGATAGCATACCCAAGGCCGATCTCGATGTGCTCTTGGTTGTAGATGAAGCGCTCACCTGCACCATTGTCGAAGGAGGTTTGGCCACCTTCAGTTTTCAGCTGTGCGAGACCCAGGAAGCGCATTTCTGCAGTCCGCTCCAACGCCATCTTCGAATTGTGCTTGGTGAAGATTTTGTCGTACTGCGTTGGGATCATCTCGTACTTGCCCTCGATGCCACGAAGGCCGGGCAGCAGGAGGTCCCGAATAGAAGCCAAATTGACAGCCATTTCAGATCTCCCTTACAAGCCGGTCGGGCCAGCACCATTGGTGCGGGTCAGAGCGTTATTGAAGCCAACGATTACTCGGTTATAAGCCGAGGCTGCATCAGTGCCAGGACCGCCCGGAGGAGAGGTCACGAGACCGCGGATAATGAACGGAAGTGTCACAGTGGTGGCCGGGGTGTTTACGAACATACCCGAGATACCAGTGTTTGCGTTCCCCGAACCGACTGCAAGCTGGATATAGCTACCAACATCAGCCTGAGTCAGAGCAGCAGCGCCGCCTTGAACCAAGAACTGTGCGTTCGGATCATCGATCACATATGCCTCGACTTCGGTCGTGCAGTCAGCACCAGGCCAGTAGTTCGACCAAACGGTGCGTTTCTGGCTGGTAGAAAGATACTTGCAGCCAACGAAGATACCTGCAACAACTGCAGTGCCTACAGTTGCCTGAGTAATGTATCCAGAGGCTTGCATGATGACTGCATCACCTTGATAGATCTTGGTGGTATCGCTATACAGAACATTGTATTTGTTCTGCTCGTAAGTCGGGGCAGAGCCCGTTCCTTTGGTTTGCGAGAAACCGAAGGGCGCATTCGTGTTTGCCATGTTGGCAACTCCTTCGTTTTGTTTTTCGTCGCACACCGGGGCGATTTATAACGGTTTCAAGTATCTCCAGTCCGGACCGGAAATTGTGGCTGGCCGGATATACCGGCCAGTGTTCTTATGCTTCAGGGATCGCGATCGCACTGAAGCCTTTTTTGACTTTGGCAAGATCATTGCCTTTGTTGCTACGTTCGAATTGGCCAGGAGGTGCAGCGCTAAGTTGCTCTTCCTTGGTGCGAACTTGAAGTTGTGCACGACGGCGATCAACTTCCCGAGCTTCAGCAGTGATAGAAGAAGGGCGCTCCATAAGGCGCATGCCTTTGCGAACGATCTCTTCACCGACGTGTCCGCGGGGCATCATATCAGGATGCCGAGAAGCAGGAACGGGCTCCCAACCTTTTAGAGACAATTGAACCTGATAGGAAGGGTCTTCCTGGTTAAGAACCGTTTTGACTTTCCACTCGTATGTCCAACCATCAGGAACGATGTCAGCATCGATGTGGAATTCGTCAGACCCAGAGTCGAAAAGATCAGACCCGTGAGACTTGAGTTCTTTTGCCCGGATTTCTGCCCGTTCCCTCGGAGAGAGCTCTTTTGCGATCTCAGGACGTTTCGGCGGGGTAACTTGGGTTGCTTCTTGCATCAGTTGATCCTGCCTTCTTTCCGGAGTTCGACTTTGTTTTTCGCATAGGTCTCATAGGATTGCCCAAGAGAGTCTGCAATTTCACGCTCGTCTTGAGACAAACGTACAGTGTTCGGTTTTCCACCAGGGGGTGTCCTGGAGACCGGGGCAGAAGGCGGCGTAGCATCACGACGCTTTTCTTCTTTCGAAGCTTCAGAAAGAACTACATCCTGCCCTTCATCGTCTTCGACTTTCACTTTCTTGCGAATCCCAAGGCGGTTCTCGATCGACTCGAAATACTCATCGGTGTCTACAACGAGGCCGTCATCAAGAGCAACTGCATGAGCAAGAAGCATTTTCTGATTCAAACGCTCATTCTTGATGTATTCTGGGTGAGCACGAAGCCAAGTCGAAGAACGTTCAGAAAGCGAGTCTAGGAAACGCTCGATCTCTTCGTCTTTCGATGGTTTGACAACTGGCTTGTTTTTCATCGCGTCTCGGCCATTCTCCAGCTGGAGAAGACCTTGAGAGTTGCGAGTCATCTCAAGCTGAATTTCGGCAGCTTGAAGGAAATTTCCACTTTCAAGAGCAGCTGCATAAGACACTTTAAGGATGTCAGCATCCGACTTGAATTTGTCAATTGCATTGTTAATCAGATGCAGATTTGTGTCATCGACTTCTGATTTTGCTTTTGCTGCTTCCTGCATAGCCGAACGGGCTTTTGCTTCGGATTTTGCAGCCTCTTCCTTGGCAAGACGGATCTGCTCTTTGAGAGCAGCAATTCCGTCATCTGGCTCTTTCTTGATTTCTGGCTCAGCCTTTGCAGGCTCTTCCAGTCCAAGATCGAGATTTAGTTGATCTTCATCAGCCATTGCTCACCTCACCAGATAAAGTCGGGATGAAGAACCCGACCTTTGATTGAGATGTCATCGAAGATCCGACAAGGCATCTTGTTGATAGTGACAGACCAGCCATCCGAAGGGCGGAACAAAAGCCAGTCGCGACCGATCGAGAAGTCTGCCCCAGAGAACCATTCTTTCTCGGGATCGACAAAAGCCTGATCGCCTTTCTTGATAAGGAGACCGATCTTGCTTTGATATCGATCTTCGTCCCGGTTTTTCTCGGGAAGATAGAGGCCGGAAGATGTCTTTTCTGGACGCATGTAGATTGCGACAAGAACTTGGTTGTTGAACAATTCGACACCAGAAAGGTCTCCGATTGATTTCAGCAGCGTATCTGCTGGGTCTTCTTCGTGTTTCATCATCATTTGTGGCATTGCTAAACCCCTATCTAGCTTTGAGCACATTCGAAAGAGCAGCATCTACGATTTCAGAGGCTTCATTCATCGCTGCTACCTTACCTACCAACTCTCGGTATCTCTCCATAGAGCCAACAGATTCTCCACCAACGATCAACCCGGCATAAAAGTCGCGTTGTTCGCTGAGCATCTTTTTCAACTCGGAAACGAGTTGCTCCATTACGCATTGTCTCCGTACTTACGGATTTTATCGAGGCGACCAAGACCGCCGCCAGCACCATGAGTCATATGCACATCAGGATTTACTTTGCCGCCGTTTTTGCGACCCATCATGATGCCAGGAGGCATTGCAGGACCAGAAGGTCCCATCGGTGGGTGTTGCATGGGAGATGGTGCCCCGGCAGCGGGCATCGCTTGAGCCGGGGCACCGGAAAGACCAGCACCCATGGGAGGAGCGTTAGGGGCCGGTCCGCCCATGGGTGGGACCATCGGTGGCCGAGGAGGCATCCCGACAGGTTCCGAATTCGGTTTGGACGGATTGATAATGATGTTGATGTTTGTTTTGCCTTTTCCGACAGAACCGCCAGAGGCACGAGCTTCGCGACCGCCAGAATCCATTCCAGCTTGGCTGATCGAACCGCCGCAGTTTTTCTTCACTGCGCCGCCTTTTTTGCGACCATCATCGTCGGGCATACCGTCTTGCTCAGAAGAGCCAACATCAGCATCAGCAGCACCATCACTCTCGAGATATTTCGGGCGAGGCTTGGGTCTCGGAGAAGTATCAACAGCACCACCGCCAGCTTTTGCGGTGCCACCTTTGTTCATCCCTCCGACGTGTTTCTTCCCTTCACGTTCTTCGTTGGCTTCCTTGACATCACGATTGGCAATGCCGATACCAATAGAACGAGAGACTTTATCAGAACGACGCTCAGGCTCATCACCTTCAACCTTCCCACCGTCTTTTCTTGCTTGGCGAGAAAGAGGGCGCATCCCGGTTTGCACATCAGCATTCAGAGGCTCATCTTTGCTCCAAGTGCTCGATCCGATATCTGTCGCGTCATTTCCGCCAGCAAGAGATTTCGCTTTTGCTTTCATCTTATCAAACAGAGCTTTGCGGCTATATTCCATTTTTCGCTCCTTGAGCAGATTTGGCAACCGAGAGAGCTTTGTCGATGGCCGATTGGTTGCGAATTGGCTTCTTGGTATCGTGATGCGAGAGCCACTGTTTGAATTCTTTCATTGACAACCTCGCAACATTTCCGAGTCGGAGATGTGCTTTACCGTCAGAGAACCCATTGGTGTAAGACTGTATTGCAGAGCGAAGGGAATCGAATCCGAGCATGACTTTGTGCTCGTCGAATCTACCTGTTCTGTGATCTTTTTGATCAATGACGAAAACAGAACTTGAGGTTTCGTCGGGGCCGACATAGACATCAACCTGGTCTCCGTCAGCGCCTTCTGTGCGCTTAACATACCCATAATCTGCGGGCATTTTAACGGACCACTTGTTGCCTTTTTCGTCTTGTCCACTTCTTATGCTTCCTTTTTCGTTCTCGATCGAGATAGGCAGGCCTTGGAAGTTGATATGTTTCTTTTTATAGTTCCCTGCTGACTTTTGTGCATCAGTTGGTTCAACTTTACCACCTCGCGCGAAAGCAGGTTGCCCCTTCATTATACTACGTTTAGCGCGCGGCGTAAAGCTGAAACCGAATCTTTCAACGCCGTCAGACCCTTTTATTTTTTCTGGCTTAATTTCTGGGTCGTGCTGTTGGATAAGTTTCATCGCAGCCTTGGGGAGAATCTTGTCGTAGAAGGATTTCATGCCTTCTCCGCCAGTTACAAGGTCGTCACCATGCAATTCGTGGAAAATGCTTTCGTTGTGACCGACATCATTCGATGGCCCTGGATCTGTTGCAAGAAGCTTCTCTGATAAATTATCTCCAAGATATTCCGGGAGTTCAGAAGGTTTAGCTCTGTAAACTTCGTGATTGTTATCTTTGTCTATTGTGTGGAGTCTGTTCTCAACAGGGTCATAGTGTATAGATGCATACTTCTTCTCTAATCCATATCTATCAGCGTTTTCTTGCCCAGTTGCGAATTGAACATTGTCATAGTCGCCTTTTGCAGCCTCATGCATTACATGCTTGAGAGCAAGATCAACCCAGTGTCCTGTGTTTTTGACGTATGGACCACCAGGAACTGAATTTCCAGAAACTTTATGTCGCTCATCTGCAATCGCAGTATATTCTGGATGCTCTATGATATCGTTGCCGTGCATCCCAGCTGCATGTAATTCATAAAATTTTTCATTAAGCTTGTCAGTTAACTCTTGAAATGTATACTGATCTCCATGACCTGCGAATCCACTTTTTCGGCCATCCTGAGCCCAATCAGATTGGATTTCATCGACATGGAGTGTCTTTTGTGATTTCTCTTTTAGTGCTTTTTGAAATTCTTCTTCGCTCCAGTTCTTACTTTGGGCTTTTTCACGAAGATCATTAACTGTTTTTTTGTCTGGTTGTCCTGGTGCATCTTGCATGCGAACATGTGCTAGAACATTTGGTTGTTCCCAGTGACTGCTGTAATGGTCTTTTGAATCCTCATCTGATGCAGGGCCAGTCTCTGGCAAAGTCAGGAGATGCTCACGATAATTATCTCCTCCGATTTCAGATTTGTATTTGTGATATTTGGTGTTATCAGTATTGCCCATCTGTGGATTAAAAATGTCGTTAAAATTATCTTCTTCTAATTGTGAAAGGTGAGATAGCTCATCCATTTCAGAATCAGATAGATTCCCTTCCCCGCTATTAAACCTCTCTGAGAGGTGATCGTATCGATCTCTTTGTTGTTGTGTAAATTCGGAACCTTGTTTTTGCCAATCTTGCTGGCTAAATTTGACAACGTTGATATTCGGAACAGCACGCTCAAAATGAGAAGCGAGGTCTTCACGACTGATCTTCGGGGAATTAGGAACACCGGCATTCTCAAATTCTGCCGGTTTGACACCTTGTTTTGCGAGGTGTGCCATGTATTGCTGTGGCGTGCCAGTTGGTTGCTGTAGACCACGTGCCAGTTCTGCAGCTTTAGAATACAAGCCAACAGAGTTGAGGTTTCGTTGTGGTGTATCTGGCATGTCTCCAGTTATAGCGCCACCATCTGCACGCTTGGCGATCAAAAGAGCAGCACGAGCGTCCTTACTGTTCATCTTTCTGTTCTCCAGGAGTAGATGATTGCTGCTGTTTCGACAGCTCAAGGTCGTGCGCTTGGCGTTTGTCTTCCATTGCATGCTCGTGCAGCTGTTCTGCAGACAACAAATTCTTATCGTGTTCGATACCAGCAGCAACTTTGATCAGATCAACCTGATTCTTGGCATCTTGCATGACTTCAGCGTGCGAATGGTTCTTCTCCATCTGCATTCTCTGGATTTCCATCCGTGATTGCTGAATGGCGAGGTCTGCTTGGCGATCCTGATCACGACTATCATCAGACAATTTCTCTTTCTCATACCCAAGTTTGGCGATTTCGAGCTTATTCTGCTCAGCCATGATCTTGAGTTTGAGTTCAGCCATGTCAGCCATACCCAAGCCACCTTCTTGAGGTTCAGGAGAAAGCAATTTCTGGGCTTGAGCAGCAGCCAATTGAGATCTTGCCTGTGCATCTTGCGATTTTGTGTTGGCATCTTGCTGTTTAATCTTCATTTCAGCCATAACCTTCATCATTTCCGGAGAAGGTTGGTCGCGTTTGACTTTCGGAACGAAGAATTGGTCAGGATTGGCCCAACCAAGAGCTTTGATTGCCACCCGATCGATAGCCTCACCATCATAAAGCTCAGGACTTGTTGCTTGCAATTGCTTGAGTGCCATCACTTTCATTACACGTTGACCGTGCGAAGCTGTATTCGGGTCAGCTTGTGGCACCAAATTAACGCTGTCAAGTGCCTTCTGGAACACTTCTTGATCCCAGGGGATCGTTGGTTGATTGTTGCGCTGCCAGAAGCTCTCTGGGTTCTCGCGGAAACAGTCTACGATGAGCTGCATCTCTTGGGCTTGTGAAGCGTGCATACGCTTGTGAACGGAATTCATTACCATCTTGGCTTGCTCGATCAGAGCGAGAGTAGTTCCAACTGGGGCATCCGCACGACCCTCACCGACCTGCATCTCAGATGTGCCACCAACGCGCTGGCCAGTCTGTGCAATATCATTCGTCAATGCCATGAGAGCTTGTGATGGCTCTTTGTATGGCAGAGGCATGATTGCTTCGCTAATCTTCATGCCGCCAGTTTCAACGAGCTGAGAGCCACCAGGAGGGATTCGGAAGATGTTCGTTTGTTGGCGAGCACCATTCTTTGCAAGCAGGAACCCAGGGAAGTTTGAGAACATACCAGCATCAAGCAATTCACGCCAAGCAGCTGTTACTGCACTGGTGGTGTTCCCAAGGATGTTCAGCAGACCGATGTCGTAGAAGCCAAATCCAGGAACGAATGTGTATTTGATGAATGTCGTGCGAGCCTCTGGTAGGCCATTCGTTGGTTTACGATAATTGCGAATGATGCTGAGCACTTTGCGACTCGAAGAATCAATCGTGACGCGATAAGGAACGGCCAGACCGCTCTTCTTGCCTTTGTATTTATGCTCATAACCCTTGATGTCTAGCTCGCAATGGACTTCATAAATCTCCCGATTGCGATCATCAGGACGGATGGTGTAGTCATCTACACCTTGCTGGTTCTTTTTCTCAAGTTGGACCGAGTCAAGAGGCTTCTGTGCAGGATCGCCAAGCTCGACATCACGATACACGCCGAGGATTTGAAGACGACGAACAGTCGATGGCTTCATGTAGCTGCGATGGGTCACGCGAGAAGCATTTGCAAGATCGGTGGCTGCATTGTTGACGATAAGATCATCAGCATCGACAGTCTCACTCACCGGGCGATTGCGCAATGGGCAGAAATACACCTTCTTGAAGGTCGATCCACCAAAGCCCAGCAGCAAGAACATACGATCCGTGTCTGGGTAATACTCGGTGGCAGTCACAGTCAGATAGTGGTTCATGTCCTTTTCGAAAGCGAGTGCGAGCTCATCTTCTGCAGGCACAGTGCCATTCGCATCGTCCCTGATCTTTACAGGGCCGTCGGTCGGCAGCATTTCAGAACGGGCATTGGCTTGGAATCGCAGAACAGCTTCCTGCAGCAGAGGGTGCCTTACTCGAGACATGCCCTCAAGTGGTGCACCTTCGCCGGAGGTCGACATTGTACCGAGCTCTACTTTGAGACCCAATAGACGGATTCCTTGCGACCGACTCTCGATCCAATCTCGGCGACTTTCGATGTCATCATCGATAGCACGAATCAGATCATCTGCAATTGTGTTGAGATCAGACTCATCGATCTTCTCTGCAAGATTGTCATACCAACCATTCTCTTTGTCTTTCTCTGGTTCTTTGATTGGTTTGCCATTCAGCGAGATCGTAATCGACCCATCTGGGTGATCGATAGAGATAACGTTTCCGCTATCATCATAATTTGGTTTGTCGGTATCTGGATCGACTTCATCGTCGAGAGACACATCGATGGGATCAAGAGATGGTTTTACATCATCTTGCACGAGACGGATGTTTGCGTTTCCAAGACCCTGTGACATTTAGCACATGTACAAAGGTTGGGGATCGTGTGTGATCTGTTTCATACTTTGTTCCGTTTCTGCAGCACGTTCTTGGTTGCGAACGAGCATTCCCATATCACGAAGACGACGAAGAGCCATAGATACTGTGTCGACCAAATCCTTGCGCTTGCCGCGCGGGAAAGATGACACCTGCTGGATAACAGTTTCAGCCCAAGTGCGGTTTGGTGCAAAGACCATTCCTTCGCTGAAGATGTGCTGTACCGAATACAGGCGAGCAACTTTATCCAGAGACTTGGGATCATAGAGATGCACAGAGAAGTTTTCATGCCCATACAGTCGGCGAAGCTCTTGAGCGATGCTGATGCCCGAGGCTTTGTTCTCGATCAGCAAGACATCGACCTTGAACCGACGACAGTCAGATGCGACTTTCTCCACCAGAGCATGGAACTCTAGATGATCACCCCAAGCATGCATCATGATGACCTTGGCATTATCAGGATGGTCTGAGAACGAGGAGTTGTCAAACTCGAGTGGCTTTCCATAACGGTCATTGTAGCGATTGGCAAGCTGGGCTTGATCACTAGCGAAGAATGTACCCCAGACCGTCATTGCTGATTGATCGTTCTCGGTCTTTTCGGTGTATGCTGTGTCGAGTGCAGCCATCACGAAATCGATCTCAGGATACTCAGATTTGTCCCACAGACGCCACCAAGCATCTTTGATGATACCACCGCCGCGTGGTGAAGGAATTTGCTGGAACTGACCGGCAGCAGCATACGGTCCAAGGGCAGCTTCGTCAGCAGAGACGACAGACTCTGGAAAGCGTTCAGGGAACAGAAGCTCACCTTCTTCAGTCCGAGGATCAGATAGACCCAACATAGTGGGATGGTTCCGCAACGGATCATAACGCATCGGCAAACAGATATGATCATACCCAAGACCGTGCTCGATAATGACACCAGACACATCTTCCTCGTGCAGACGCTGCATGATAACAACGATGGCAGATCTCTCTGGAGAGTTCACACGAGTAGGCACAGCCTCACGAAACCATTGGATGGTGCTGTTACGAGTCTGATCAGAGTTGGCACCGTCGACACTGTGGGGATCATCGATGATTACACGGTCACCACGAGCGCCAGTGATCCCACCAGCAGCGATTGCTTGGCGGAAGCCAAGAGCAGTATTCTCAAACTTCTGCTTGGCATTCTGATCACCAGAAAGCTTGACCTTATCACCCCAATGACCTTGATACCACTCAGATGTGATCAGACGACGCATGCGCATCGAGTCACGAATGGCGAGGTCTTGGCTGTGAGATGCACAAATCGACCGAATGTGGGGATTACGAGTCCACTCCCAAGCAGGCCAGAAGACAGAGACAATCAGAGACTTCGAGAACCCAGGAGGGACGTTGATTAGCAGACGGTTGTAGAAATGCCCATTAATCTCGACACCATTGGTGATTGCTTCCAGATGATAAGCGATCATGTCGACATGCCAGTTGTGCACATACTTCTGTCCTGGCTCGATAATGTCCCAGGATGCCTTCATGAACTCGACAAGAGACAACTCACACTTACGCTTTTCGATTGCGCGCAGGACTGCTGCGGCATTGATCGACTTAGGAAGGCGAATTGCTTGGTTCATGCATCACCTTTCGGTACAGACGGTCCAGCGACTGTAGCCATCAGAGCGACCTCGAGAGCCTCAAGTTGCTCTAGGGAAAGATTACTGACATCCAGAGAATTGACCATGAGGTGTTCACCATTGGCACCAGCCCCAACGAGCTGGTTCTTATCAGCGAGGCCGATGGCACGAGCGATAAAGTTCGCATTGAGAACGTCAGCTGCACCATACTCATAGAGTTGTGTGGTGATCACCTCTTCGGCCATCTGCATTGTGCGAGACCAGTTCGGATACCCAAGCTTGATTTTCTTCCATTCATTTTGGGAAATGCCGATGAATCTGCACATAGCTGATAGAGACATCGCTCGTGGCTTCTCGATCTCACCCTTGGAGATGGACCCTTGCGAGAAAGTGTGCACATTCTGATCGATGGGATTGTCTTCACACCATTGGAAGTATTCACAGCATGCCTCCCAGAGGTCCTCAGGAGAGGTGTACTCGACCTCAATGGATGGGTTCTTGTTTTTGGAGGAGTGTGCAGTCCAAAAGGTGGACATATGATCACCATGGGCAGACTTCGTCACCTTTAGAATACGCCATTTTAAGGTTAGAGTAAAGCTGTATTTATGGTGGTTAACGTGTATTTTAGGTGAATGTATATTGGTCTAGCACGAAGAATGAGAGAGCGTCTTGGAGGGAAGAGATCGATGATGTGATGATTTTCATCGCAAATGATTCCCAACGTAATTCTTCGAAGTCATAATCCCCAGAGAGGGTCTCGGGGCGGACTCTGAGAGCATATAGTGTGTCGGTGTCTTTAATGGCGACTAGGAGCCCCGCCTTTTCGGTTTGAGAATTGACGATGCGCTTTAATTGTTTCTTTTGGTTTGGACGGATTTTTGTTTGTGCAAAAAAATCAGATGACAGTGGATTTTGTTTCGAAATGGATCTCGCGGTGGCACACTTCAATTCCACCCAGACAGGATATGACATGTTGCTGTAAGGAGGACAGTGTATTGTCTGCATATCTGGAAGACCCAGAGTGGAGTTTACTGCTGGTTCGATCCAGGAGATTGGATGTTGCAATGTTTGTCTGTTCACCCAGCGACGTAGGGCGAGCTCGTTGTCGAATGTTTGTGAGTGCTTGTTCATAGATTTATTATAGGTGACGAGTAGGTGAAAGTCAATTGTAAAATTTCAATTTGACGATTTTTTGTCCAATCAATGTGGTAGGGCCGACACACCCTAACAGTGATCCAGGAAAGGGTCTCCCGGGGGTCACATTTTATGCCGCCCGACGATCATGTTTGGTCCCCAAACTTTCACCCATGCCACATTGTTTAATATCATACAACCTCACCAGCGTATTGTTTAATGACAAAGCGATCCCTCGCCGATTGTTTAAATACATACAATGTCATACGCATAGGCATAGCCCTAAACGATCACACCCGCGTATTGTTTAATGACCATACATTATCTCCTGGGTACTCAGCTCATCACCGATCAATAGCCATACCCTATCGCATCATAGCCATAGCCTATCGCCGCCAACCGATTAATACTTCACCGAGCCAGCCTGTTTATTCAGCGACATCCGTAGGCACCGAAAATAGCCCCAGAGGAACCCCACTAGGCTCGGCGCATACCCTTGCCCATAAAACTCTGGGGATATGACTTAGCATCAAATTCACCTTTCTAAACGGCGCAACGCTACGTTACCGCCGCTAGGCGGTAGGGCGCTAGGCTTTAGCTAACGCGTCCGTAGCGTCCATAATAAGGAAAAGAACCGCGCTCGCGAGGGCGCCGAATTTCCCTTTAATATCAACATGTTGTAAAATAGTTATGAAAAGCGCAGAATAATGCTTTACTTCAACGCGGGTTAGAGCTAGATTAAATTTACCGAAGCGGGAAACGAGCCCGCTGGGGATAAACCGGGCCAAGCGCCTACCAACCAAAGGATAACTACCATGGCTAAGAAATCTTTCACCAAAGCAGTCACCGAAATTCTGGCTGGCGAAACCACCGTTGATCAGGCTATTGCCGATCTGACCACCGAAACGCCCGCTGAAGAAGCGGTCACCGAAACGCCCGTTGAAGAAGCG